AAAAAGTCAAATATTTTAGTTTTCTTTCCTTTACCTTTTGGTGCTTTTAACCAAGGATGGAACTGCTTCTGGCCAGAACCGCACAAACACAATAGTTTCCAAAACAGCAAACTATCTCCTTCATGTTTTTGTATTGTGCTGAAGTACTTGTTACAAAACTCATTCACACTCTCTATATACGATTCTTGTAGTATCTTGTTTGACTTGACACTTGATGCAAATCTCATGCTAACGTAAGATGAAAAAGTTTTCTTTAATTCACTGTCTAAACTATTATACCATTCTTTGTTACCCATATCAAGGTTATACAACATCTGATTTAAATTTATGCTTGGTTTACTCACAGAAAATCTCCAACATTAATTACATCTGGTATTTGATTTATTTCTTTTGCAAAAAACATACATGGTGGATTTGGTCTATCATTTAATGGTACGGACATAATATGGCCATGCTTTAATTTTGGAAAATACCATTTTACATCTTGAAATATGTTTACAATCTTAATTTCATGACTTTCAGTCATGTTCACTGTTAATGGATTTATTACCATTGCTTCGAACCCTCTGTCATTAATACTAGTCAATGGAACCATTTCACATTGTCCTAACTCCTTTTCAATGACCATCACACTCCAATCTATAGGCATTTGTATTGTGTGTTCACCTACTTCCATTACCATACTTGGTGCGTTAAAAGTTTCCATAAAAATCAAAGGTATGAAAAAGAAATCTATATTCTTATTGTTGTTAGTATCAAGAACACAATACTGAATATCATCTCCTGTTTCGGGTACCTTATCCAAATTAAATGGTGTGTTGTCTGTTTTTAATATCTTCATATGTTTACCTTGTTTATAGTATACGGATAATTTGCCTCTTTGTAAAACTTTTTTCTTGTGGTCAAGTGTCTTTTTGAAAACTTACAACTAGATGTTATATCCCATATCTGTACATGATCTTTATCTTTTGCTTTTCTAATACCTCTGCCAATACTCTGTATTACCCTTACAAAACTCTTGCCTGGCTCTACTAGTATCAAATTAAATATTCTCGGTAAGTTAATACCTACTGCCGCAACTCCATATGTTGCTATAAGAACTTTATATTGTTCTGTTGCTACTTCATCATATTCTTCTTGTCTTTCTTCCATTTTAGTTTTACCTTGTATGAATACACTACCAGGTATCATATCTTTAAGTAGCTCACCAGTCTTTATCCTATCTACAAGTATCAGGGCATTACCACCAGATCTTATTTCTTCCATTAGGTTACTAATAAACTGCAACCTTGATGTGTTTGTAGTAAGATAAGTCAGCTCTTCTTGATAAGATCTAAATGCTTGATGGTCTTGTGTCTGTATCACATTCACATGACAGTTTGCTAACACACCTTTATTCTGTAACTCACTAGCACTCAACTTGCTTATAACTTGTCCTAAACTTGCTATAAGACTTGCCTTCTCATATTCTTCTTTTGGTATTGTTCCTGTAAGTCCCCAACGTATTGGTACATCAGCAAATGGACCTGTTAGTAACTGTTTTAACACATCTGCTTTTGCCATGTGTACTTCGTCTACCATTACACAAACTACGTCATCTAAAAATTCATCTAATGGAAAGTCTGTTTCAACTTTTTTAGTCTTCTTATGCAAAACATTTAAACTTTGCCATGTACAAATTGTGTGCTTGTGATTTAATTCTTTTCTTTCTCCATAATAAACACCAACATCAAGACCTAAATTAATGTAATCTTCTTCTGTCTGTGTTACTAGGCTCTTGTTAGGAACAATTACTATTGTTCTACCATACTTCTGACACATCTTACTCAATGTGGCAGTAATAATTGTCTTACCTGCACCTGTGGCTATTTCTTGTAAGCACTGTGGATTAGCAATAAAGTCATTAATAACTTTAACTTGATAATCTCTTAAAATTATCGGTTGGCCTTCATGTGTATGACTTTTTGGCCAATTGATGTGTGATAGGTGTTCTGCATCAACTTTCTCAAAATCAAACTTGTATTCTTTCCTATCATCTTTGATTTCGATTTCAAACCCTTGTTGTTCTATGATAGGTAATATTTTATCAATTAGATTTAATGAAGTCCTACCACCTATGTCACAAAATCTGACAAAGCCATCCCATCTGCCCAACTTATATGCTGGTAAGTGATAAGCATAAGGGACAAAATACTTTAATTTATCTGATATCTTTCGACGTGTGGTTACATCAAGTCCTTCAAACTTGACATTTACTTCGTCTTTGATGTGTAATATTGCTTTTTGCATACCGTTATTGTAACACAGTCTTTACTTTTTTGCAAACAATTCAGCATCATCTAATCCGGCTACTCGCAATTTCACAATATTGTTGATTTGGAACTGCTTGGCATCAATTGCCTTCATCAGTCCAAGATATTTGTTTCTTAGGAGAGCAAATTCATTTACGACATTTGCCATATCAACTACTTCTTGTTCTCCATCAATATAATTCTTCACATCATTTGATGTCAATGCTCTTTGATAGTTTTCAAGATATCTTTTATAGAACTTACTTCTAACTTTCCTTAATTGTATATTAAGAAATTCGAGTATAGCTTCTATTTCTTGTAACTGATTAAAACGGTGTTCAACAATACCTGGAATTCTTGTAGCATTCTTTTCAATGTTACCTACTAGTCCGCATTCGACTCTTGCTTCCTCTAGTTGTGATTCGTAGAAAGTAATGCAATCTGCTATCTTTCCTAAATTACCTGATACTTGACCGTACCAACCTTGTGGCATTACCACTCCTCTGTTTCTTCGTCGTACCGGTCTTGCTCATCTTGTGCATAGTATTCTTCTATGGCCGCTTCAAGATAGTGATCGCTGTCTTTGATTTCTTCCAGTGATGACTGATCTAAATTAAAGTCATCTATTAACGTGACGTATGCTCTTGCGGCATCGAGTCTGTCCTTCTGTGGTACATACTCAACTAATTTTAGCCATGCCTCAAGAAGCATCTCCGCCTCCTGTTGAATCTTCATTAGCCGTTGCTCCTTCGGTTTTATTTACCTCGTCGGCAACTGCACTTTCCTTGAACTCAGCCATTACAAGATCTAAGTTTTCTCCGGTCCATTGTTTTCTATAATGCTTATGTTCTTTGCCAAATCTGTCAACATATTTCAATCTGTTTCCTTCCTTGACTAGAAGACCTTTCTTCTCAAACAATTCAACAAGTCCAGAATATGGATCCATTCCAGATTCATATGGAATTTTCACTTGTACAGCCTCAAACGGTTTGTTAAACCTTGACTTCATTACCTTACAAGCGGATCTAATACCAGTAACATCTGATATCTTATTACCTTCTTCATCTTCTTTTAGTTTGAGTTTTTTCATTGCAACTACAACTGAACTTGCATACACAAAGCCTTGTCCACCTGATATCTTATCATCTGGATCAAACATATCTTGTGATGCATACGTATGGTTTGTTGCTACTAGACCAATGTTTAAACTACCAATCAAATTGACTGTGTTTCTAATTAATGCTGTCAATGACTTCGCTTTTCTACCTAAGTCACCTTTCATGTCACCTTTTTCAAACTGATCTCTGTCAGTTGGTGTCAATAACATACCTAAACTATCAATTACAAATAGTACTTTTGGTCTATCAGCTTCTTCTTTGCCTTCATAATCTTTCTTGTAGTTAGAAATAAAGTCGCTGATTATCTTTGCAACATCATCTACCATCGAACAGTTAATTCTAAGCATTTTTTCCGGTGATGTATCAACACCTAATGCTTGTAACCAATCTTCATGTAGTGCGTTCTCTGAATCTATTGCTACACAAAAGATACCTTGCTTTTGTGCATTCTTAATTAAATTACCAGAAGCAATCAAACTCTTACCAGAACCTGATTCTCCTGCCAACATAGTAACTCTACCTAAAGGAATTCCTTTATCAAAGTCACCACTGATTAAGTAGTTCAAAGTATAATTTCCTGTAGATACCCATGTGTTTGGGTCAGATTCAAAACCTACACTAATACCTTGAATACTTTTTGTTAGACTATGTCTAAATTTACTTACGTCAAACGGTCTTACCATAATTTCTCCTAAAGTTAGGCTGTGGGTTGCCCCACAGCCATATTATACACTATTACTTGCCAGCTTGTCTACTTCTAATCATTGACAAGATATCTTCTGCAGATACCTTACCACCTGTTTCAGTAGTTGTTGCACTTGCAGTTGCAGGTGCAGGTTGTTCACTAGCCGTTGCTGTCACTGTTTCTGTGACCTCAACTTTTGCTGGTTCAGGAGTTGATTGAACCGGTTGTGCTACAGTTTCAGTTGCTGGTGCAACTGCTGGAGCAACTGTTTCTACTGGTTTAGCTGTCGCTCTCGCAGTAGAACCACCAGACGAAGAATTGTTAAAGCCAGCCGGCTTATAGTACTGACCAAATCTGTCTGGGTCGTAAAGCTCGCCATCAACAGATGCTTTGAACATCTCTTGAATTATGTTGAGCTCCTCCTGTGAAGGTTTCTTTGGCATATAATCACTTAAATTATGCAAACCATATTGATCAATTGCTGACCTTTCTGATTCACCTAATGATCTCGCCTTGAAACTCCACGTTGAAGTTGAGTAATCAGCATAACCACCTTTTTGAGTTTTCGTTAATTTGA